ATTGCAAAAAAACATCCAGAATGGTATACTGATTCTGATGTTAGATACGCTAAGATGATAAAGCGTGAAAACAAAAAACTTAAGAAAAACAACGATGAAAATCTTTCTTGATACTGCCGACTTTGACCTAATTAACGAAAGGGTTAAGACAGGTCTTATAGACGGTGTGACAACAAACCCAACACTTATACTAAAAAGTGGTGGAGACCCAGTAGAGACGATTAAAAAGATCTCTGGCGAGTTTCCTTTCTTTGAGTCTATTTCTGCAGAAGTAGTTGCAGATAACGCTCCAGAGATGATGGAACAGGCACAAGCATTTAAAGATCTTAAGAATGTTACTATTAAGGTTCCATTGACAACTGAAGGATTGAAAGCATGTAAATTGCTTGCATCCGATGGTTTTACTGTAAATGTAACTCTATGTTTTTCAGTTGCACAGGCAGTTCTTGCTGCAAAAGCAGATGCCACTTATATTTCACCATTTGTAGGTAGGGTTGACGATAACTCATTTGATGGTGTAGGATTGGTTAAGGACATTGCTTCTCTATATAAAGAGCACCTATCAAGGACACAAGTTCTTGCAGCATCTCTCAGAAATGTGGCTGATGTTGCTAAGTGTTTCTCAGTGGGAGCAGATGTAGTAACAATGCCTCCTTCGATTTTCGATAAGATGTATAACCACATCTTAACTGACAAGGGACTTCAATTGTTCCAAAATGATTGGAATTCTATTAATACAAAATAATGGCATTATCGACACAAGTAGAAGAGGGATTACGAGCTGCTGAAAAGGAACTTCGTGAGACTCTCGCTTTTGCTGCTAGAGCAGAAAAACCTTATATTGTTAGAGAGATTGGAGGTATGATTTCTCATATCGATAATTTACTCTCAACAGACAATCTGTTTGATAGAATGGATAAGGTCATCGGTGATCTGGAAAAGGAGAGAGATGACTGACTGGAGGTACAATGACGAACGTATGAAAATGCGTCAACAATCCTTTTTAGCCCTTAAAAATTACAATGATTTAGATCATGTCAGGTTCCTCTATGAATTTTGCCACCTCTGGGTATCGCAGGGGAAACAGGACACAATCGGAATCGAAGACAGTTTTCTTAGATTCTGCGAGAACTCGAAAAATCCGTGAAGATTCTATAGTAAGAGTACCTGACATTTTAGGTGATGGAAAACCCCTAGAAGGTCGGGTTCTTTTTATAGGCGATAATACAAGTCGTGCCTTGAATGGGACAAAACATGCGGTTTACCTTACCGTTTGTATTAATGAACAATCCCTTACATCACTTTTAGTATTTAAAGATGATTGGCCCACCTTAGAAGTAGTTAAGTTTTAAATCTATGTTTACTATATACGGAAAAGATGAATGCCCAATGTGTTTCAAGATCAAAACTGTTCTTGAATTACTAGGCAAGGACTATGAGTATAAAGAATTGGGTACGGATTACACAGAAGAGGAGTTTGAAACTAAATTCCCTAATGTTCTTTCTGTGCCACAGATCATATTGGATGGTAAGGTACTTGGTGATGCTAACCAAACCTTAAAATATCTAAAAGAACATAAGGTATTTTGACATGATCCCTCCAGATGTAGACATAAATAAGGGCGTTGAACTACTATTAAAAGGAGAATCAAAACCGAAACCGCCGCCTAAAAATCTATTAGATTTAAGATTTACTCTATTCGGTAAAGAATTTAGTTTATCATTCAACATAAAAAACACAACCAGTAATTAACCTTGGGAGGTTCCACATGGAAACAACAGTACTTCTTGTTATGTTTAGTATATTATGCGTGACATTTTTGTTAATTGGTGGTATAATTGGCTGGTTAGCCCAACAAAATAATTACGTCAATATGCAGAATCAGGCGGTGGCATATACCCACCCTGAGATGTATGACGAAAATGGGAATTTAATTCCCGATGAAATCGTAGCCGTGAGGTTTGAAAATGACAACAGCGAAGAAGACGACGAGGAGTAAATCCTCTTCAACTAGGAAACCTAGAACTCGCAAAACTACAACAACTAAAACCCCTGTGACTAAGCCAAGGACGGTGACAGTTAAGAAAAAAGAACTGCCACCTAATCCTTTGGTGCATGAGATATTAGAAGCTGTAGATTCAGAAAGAATCAAGACTAAAAAAGTAGATCTTCTTCGTACTCATGGAGACGACTCTCTAAAAATGTTAATGGTTTGGAATTTTGATTCATCCGTTATTTCTATGTTACCAGAGGGGCCTGTACCATATCAACCTGTAGAAGGAGATGTTCAGGCATCTAAAGAGATGGGAGTTCCATCAAGAACCACAATTCGGAATGCTGCCCGTCAGTTTTACCGTTTTGTAAAAGGTGGAGATGACCAACTTAATAAAATAAAGAGAGAAAGTATCTTTATTAATCTTCTCCAAACATTACCACAACCTGAGGCTGAGATTCTTATTTTAGTTAAAGATAAGAAACTTCAGACTAAGTATAATATCACTCAGGAATTAGTGGCAGAAGCATATCCAGAAATCACATGGGGGAACCGCAGTTGAAAATCATTCACGAAGATTGTGATCCTAAACTTGCTGCAGATAAAAAACTTCCATATACTGCCTACCTTGTAGAGTATGTTAAGGAAGTGGAAACTGATGGTAAGAAGTCTGATAAGACTTGTTACGACATCACTATTTGTCAAAAGCAGGTAGAAATGTTTGATTATTACTACGATAAGTACAAAAAAGGTCTCAAGAATTGGAAACAGACTGAAGGGCAAATGAACCCTAAACTCTGGTCAGATCAGATGCTTCAATCTAAGAAAGAGGCAAAACCTAAGAAACCACAGAAGAAGAAAAATGGGTGAATATTCAGGATCCTCTCCTATGGGAGATGGTAGAAACGTTGCTGGAAGTAAATTCACTGGTGATGCTAAACAAGGTAAAGTTGAGATGAATACTGAGGAGTATAAAAAACTCATCAAGAAGTATAAGAAGACTAAGAAATATATGAAATCTAATTTATTTGCAGTAAAAACTATGGACGGCACAGAGAAATATGTGTCACAACTAATGAAGGAACCTGATGAAGCAACTGAAGGTCTATGATGATTTTCTAAATCCAGAAGATTACGAAAACCTTCGTAAACTTATGATGGATGATTCCTTACTTAACTGGAACTTTTCTGATGGCATAAACATGCCTGGAGATGGAAAGTACCAGTTTTGTCATATTTTCTATCATAGATATCAACCTAGAAGTGAATATTGGGGTGGTCTTATCCCCATGATAGAGAGGATAGATCCATCAGCAATTGTTAGGATTAAGGCTAATCTAAATATGAGAACACCTGAAATAGAAGAGTATGAATTGCATACTGATGTTGACGATGCTATCACTTCCATCTATTATGTGAATACCAATAATGGTTACACTAGATTTGAGGATGGAACAAAGGTTGACAGTATCGCTAATCGTATGTTAGTATTTGACTCTAACATGAAACATGCTGGATCATCATGTACCGATGAACTTCGTAGGTGTGTAATCAATTTCAATTATTACGTCTAAAATGCCCGAACCCGATAGAGAAAGATTAAAACTAATCTATAAGAACTTAAGAACTCTTGTAGATGAACTGGAATCAGAGATTTACTCAAATACAGATTCTTATACTATCCGAATCAAAGGAAAAGAAAAAGTAACTTATGGTGATCAGATAGAAGAATTATGAACGTAAGACTTATTAGCATTACTCCTGATGCGGAGCAGACAATGGCATATATTGCCAGAGTATCTAATCCATCTAATCAGGATAATGAAAAATTTGCTGGATTGTTAAACTATTGCATTACTCATCAACATTGGTCTGTTTTTGAGCAGTCTTCTATGACATTGGAGATAGAAACTACTAGAGCAATAGCGGCTCAAATTTTGAGGCATCGTAGTTTCACATTCCAAGAGTTTTCACAAAGATATGCTGATAGTTCAAAGTTAGGTGATATTCCATTGCCTGATCTTAGAAGGCAGGATACAAAGAATAGACAAAATTCTACAGACGATTTGGATCCTTTTGTTAAACAGACAGTAGAGAGACAGATACAAACTTTGTTTAGTTCTTCTATTTCCTTATATCAACAGATGCTTGAGTCTGGTGTTGCAAAGGAATGTGCCAGAATGGTTCTTCCTCTCGCCACACCTACTAGAATCTATATGACAGGTTCATGTCGTTCTTGGATTCATTATATCTCTCTGAGGACTGCCAACGGTACTCAGAAGGAACATATGGATATTGCAAATGCATGTAGAGATGTATTTGTTGGTCAGTTCCCTGTTGTTTCTGAAGCTCTTGGGTGGGAAAGGAATCTCGTTCAGGATTTAGTCGAGAATGTAAAAGAAACTGCTGAAAAAGTAAAAAAAGCAATGGAACCAGATGATAACTGATATTATAGATAATTTTTTGGATCCAAGAGAGTTGGCATATGTTAAGGATGCTTTTAGTACCTTAGAATATAAACCTGCCGTGGGTGTTTCTGGTGAGGAATTGGATGGAGATATTCCTCATTGGAATTTTTATTGTATTAAACAAATATATCAGAATGATGAACCAGCCCATGAGACTTGGGGTGTCATTAGGGACATGTTTCTTCCCAAATTTAATTTAGCATGTGAGTATAAAACTATGCTTAGAGTTAAAGCAAACTTTTATCCTTACTGTGAAACTTTTCACAAACATCCTTGGCATATAGATCAAGAATATGATCATCAGGGCGCTATTTTCGCATTAAATACCTGTAACGGCTTTACAGAATTTGAAGATGGTACTAAAATAGACAGTGTAGAGAATAGATTATTTTTATTTAATCCTAGTGTTAAACATCGTTCCACTAACACTACAAATGCTATGGGACGATTTAATATCAACTTTAATTTTTTCTAATATGGCCACCTATCCTGTTATACATAAAGACACTGGTGAACAAAAAGAAGTCGCCATGAGCATTACTGAATGGGATCAGTGGTGTAAAGATAACCCCGATTGGCAAAGAGATTGGTCAGATCCATCTACTATGCCTGGTGTGGGAGAAGTTGGAGAGTGGAGAGATAAACTGAATAATAAACATCCAGGCTGGAAGGATATTCTAAAGAAATCTGAGAAATCAGCTGGAATTCAAGGTCGTTTAGCAAACCGAGGTATCACTTAACATGCCAAGAAAAAAAAGAAGTAACTCTAATGATCCTATTGGAGTGGGGATGACGGCTAAACAAATGCGCCGTAAGAGACCGATCAACAATGGCATGTTGGTAGAGATAGAACCAATAACAAACAACCAAAAAGTATTATTTGATCATTATGCAGAAGGTAAAAATATTTTTGCCTATGGTGCAGCGGGTACAGGTAAAACTTTTATTAGTCTCTATCTTGCCCTAAAGGATGTTCTTGATGAGACTACACCATTTGATAAGGTGTATATTGTCAGATCTCTAGTTTCTACAAGAGAGATTGGTTTCCTTCCAGGCGATCATGAGGATAAATCCTTCCTTTACCAAATTCCTTATAAGAATATGGTAAAATATATGTTTGAAATGCCTTCTGATGCAGATTTTGAAATGCTATATGCAAATCTGAAAGCACAGGAGACTATTTCATTCTGGAGTACTTCATTTATTCGTGGAACCACAATGGATAATTGCATTGTGTTGGTCGATGAAATGCAAAACTTGAATTTTCACGAACTTGATAGTATAATAACAAGAGTAGGCGATAACTGCAAAATAATGTTTTGTGGTGACTCTACTCAAACAGATCTTACAAAATCATATGAGAAGAATGGCATCTTAGATTTCAAAAGAATCATCGAAATTATGGAAGAAGATTTTGGTGTTACTGAATTCGGTATAGATGACATTGTTCGCTCTGGTCTAGTAAGAAACTATTTGGTTACTAAATTGGCTCTTTCTTTATGATGTTTACTCATTTGAATAAACTTGGTGATTTTGATTTAGAAGCCGAAACTATAGATGGAGTGAGATACTACACACTTCCTAGTGGTAAAAAATCTCCTTCTATAACCTCTGTAACTAGTTTCTATAATCGCCAAACTTTTATTAATTGGCGAAAGAAAGTTGGTGAAGAGGTTGCCAATAAGATTACGAAAGTATCTACAGATAGAGGTACAAGATTTCACGATCTAGTGGAAAAATATCTTTTAAATAAGGATATTGATACTATAGATGGTGTACTTCCAACAACTAAAGCGTTATTTCTTGCTGCTAAAGATTCTTTAGACAATATAAATAACATACATGCTTTAGAAAAACCATTATATTCTGAATATTTTGGTATTGCTGGTCGAGTAGACTGTATTGCAGAGTATAATGGCGAGTTAGCCATAATAGACTTCAAAACATCTAATAAGATTAAGCCTGAAAAATGGCTTGAGAATTATTTTGTACAAGAAACTGCATATGCCTGTATGTACTATGAAATGACAGGCACTGCTGTAGAGAAGATCGTGACTTTAATGGTCGCTGATAATGGAGATGTTAAAGTTTATGAAAAACGCAACAAAGGTGAGTATATTAAACTTCTTACCAAATATATCAAAGAATTCGTCACCCACAAACTTAGTGAGTATGGAGAAAGAGGTTAATCAATTACTACAGGAGAAGTTTCTCTGTCAGAATAAATTTACAAGTGACATTGAGCAAC